AAAGTAATCAACACCACCAAACGCATCAATCTGTCGCTTTAAATCATACAAACCAAGAGTAGAAGTACCACTATTTGAAATCATTATGTTATCCTTGTTATATTTCTTATTCTTTATTGTTTATATTTTAATATTCAGATGTTAAAACAGTGACAGTAATGTTTGATGCTGTTGGAGACCAAGCCCACAACTTAAACCCTGCCGAGATTGATAAATCATTCTTAATGATTGTGCAGTAAGGAGTTGTTGATGTATTTGGAGAAGTATCTGATTGAGTAAAACGTGTGCCACTTCCAATGATTTCTTGAATGTAAGCAGCTTTAGTTCCATCTGCAATTAATGTAGGGGTTTGGGTTAATACAAATGTTTGAGCAGCCATTTCCTTTCCTATTGAGTTTATTCATATGTTTTAATAATCTTACTAAGGTACTTCCTTGTACCTTTAAATATTCTGATAGATGATGATCTAGGTTATTCCCAAGTAGCGTTAATTGCAACAACACCACGCACAATTTGAGAAGCTGTAGCTGTTCCAACAGGTATCTTTAAAATTACATGCAAGTAGTTTCCTGCATTGACTGATAAAGGTTGTCTAAAGTCAACACTCAAATTAGGTACACTGCCACCAACCGCTAAACCAACAGGGAGTGATTGACAACCTAAAGGGACACGTCTTGGAGCTTTAGTCGATGCTCCATCCGCTGTCGCTAAAGATACTGCTGTACCATCATGAGCAATACCCCATTGTAATAACGTAGGAGTTGTAGCTACTGCTGCGCCCATGTTGAATGTGCTAATGTTAATACCGTGTACAACTAAAGTTCTGCCCTGATTCGTTGCGGTTTGAGCAGGAACTTGGAATGCGAATAAAGCATAATCTGTTTCCGAACCCGATACTGCTGCAAATTGGAACTGTCCACCTAGACTAGTGTATCCTGCTGTTGTATTAGACAACGTAGCCGAAGCAGGGGCAGCAGAGTTAGCCCAGTTAGCAAGATAACCCGATACTCCTGCGCCTACGACACCTTGAGACCCAATATCTCCACCTAAAGCAGCTAAGAATTGTCGATCGTAACCGTAAGTACCTCCGTACAAAGCACCTACACAACGATGTAAGTAAACTTGTTGTGCTGTAGCCGTAGTAGAAGCATTGTATAATCTTGCACAAAATGGGGATGATTCTGAAGTAACAGGACTAGGTGCTGTATTACCTAATGGAATACTTCCAACAACAACATCATCAATCTGAAATACGATTGACTTACTCATTATCCAAATTGTATAGTCATGCGCTACGTTTAAACTTGGAGTAGGAATAACTTCTGTAGTTGTTTCCGAACCCGATACAGAAATAGAAACACCACGCAATTGACCATTTGAACCATATCTAAAGAAAGACCCTGATGTTGGAGATGATATACCTGTAGCAGCAAATGCACCAATCTCTATTACTGCACCTGTTACTTGGTTAGGTAACATCATACGCCAAGCGATTATTCTATCTGAACCTCGTAGAGTCTTAGCTTGTCGATAAGATACTAAACGAGCTGAAGCTGTTGCCGCAAGAGAGTTAGTTGCGTTTAACGTAATAGCATTATTAGCTACACCAACAGTCATTGTGCCTAGAACTTGAGACCAAACAGAAGGTGAAATAGCAGAAGCACTAAACCCTTGTTCGAAGTCTACTTGAACTGATCCTGTGCCTAATAACCCTTGTGAACTTGCTCCAATAGGAATGCGTACATTACCTGCGTCATCTGCAAATCCTGCAATACCAACATATCCTGCCTGATCTTTTACAGAAGGTAATGCTACCTTTAAATTATAATTACTATCTACGTTAGCAACACCAGTTGAACTATCACCAGTTTCAATTAAAGCCATGTTAATCCTCTATTTAATTAATAACGTACAGTATTTTACGATTACCTTTTACTTTTCCTGTAAAAATACAATACACTGTACATGAACCGTTGGTAGTTTTTACTGCAAATTGAGCTGTATCCCATTCCCAATCATCTGTTCCTCTGTTTGTTGCAGGAGTCCCATCAGGGTAAACTACAACTTTAGATGTAGATAGAATCTTAGAATCTGTGATAGTAAATTTAAATTCTTTTCTTGGTTTATTACCTAAATTAACTTCATAGGGTATTAGATTAAAACCAATAGTTTTTATAGTATCATCGGTATGCTTAGTATAAAGTTTACCATCAGCAGTGTTGACAGCTAACTCACCAACTTCTAATTGAGTAGTATTTGGAACAACTCCAATTGTACTATTCTTTTTTGTAATTAGGGTAGCCATAACTTAATTAGAATACCCCACCATCTACTGTACCAACAGCTAAAGTGACGAAACCATTTGCTGCATCTTTAGACCATGACATACTAGAGTTCATTCTTAGCACACCATCAGTTCCATCTGTACCCCAAACATAACCTGAAGTACCTCCTGAAACAACAGCAACCTTTTCATCTGTGCTTGCAAGGGGAATATTTAATGCTGTTTTAAAACTATCAAAAGTAATCTTCTTTTCTTTTTGCCCTGTTGCTGAAGCATCGTGAATAATCAGTAAGTCAGCAGTTCCGTCTACAGATGCTAATGTTGTTAAATCATCAATTGCAGGAACAACAGGAATTTTAGTAGTAGCGTCTGTTGCAACGTGCAATGTACCACGATCTGTAGTTACATGAGCTTCGCCTGCAAGCATACCTGAAGTTGGTAAATTTGCCTTTAAACCTCTGCGTAATTGAATACGTGCCATATTTTATCCTTAATTAAAAGTACCCGCGTCAATTGGGGTAGTGATTGATTCATCAGTGATATTTTCAGCAACCCACTCACCTGATTGAAAAGTTAGTACTTGACCATCTTGAGCAAAGGGAGTATTTACATCAGATAAAGACCCTAATGAATTAGTATTTGTATTTGGGGGAATTTTAATATTTGTGTCTGCATCTACTACAGAAATTACCATAGAAGGCAGACTTTCTTCAATAACTACAATTAAGTCTTCCATTCGGTTACTCCCATACTTA